TCATCAAAAGCATCTCTTATCCTACATCTTCTGCGAGCAGCAATAGAGTTTAAAACTGCCCTCTTATGATCTTTACCCAAATATCTAAATTTAGTAGAGCAAGAATGAGAACAAAAACGAAGTTTCCATTTTTCACTTATTGCTCTAAATCTGCTTACAATAAATGGAGAACCACAATTTTCACAATAAAGAGTTTCCTTTCTTTCTTTATTTTTATTCTCCAAATGTTTAGGTTTTTGGAGTCCATATTTTTTTATTTTTTGTTTAATAAGAGGATCAGAGCATCCAAAAAAATCAGCACACTCTTTACGACTTTTATTTTCAAGAATATAAAGTTGATGTAGTTGTTCTTTAGTTATGTTGAATTTTGGTTGCATTTATTTTATTGTATCCACACATTATTATTTATAAGATGTGGATATTCTACAACATTTTCTCCAATTCTGCAATACGATTATTAAGTTCGTGCTTTTCAACAAGTGTTTCTGGTGAAATTGAATATTGCATAATTAAATGTGGATAAAGAGAATTTAAATCGAAACTTACAACATAATCATACTTTCCCGGAATCGGTTCCTTAACATATGCACCTTCGTACCTCTTCTCCTTCTCACTTCTATCTCTAGGAGGTACAACAATATCCCTCTTCTTGAGATAGTTATAGATGATAGTATCCCACATACGAACTTGGAACATCACATCAACATAGTTCACCTTGGCGTCATATGCCATGGTCAATGCCAACTCAATCAGTTTCATCTTGTCTTCCATACGGTCAACAAGTTCCACGTCAACGATGTTATAGTCTACAAACTTCTTCCAGTTACCTGTGTAGAAGTCTTTAAAGGTATCAAACTCCGAGTGGTCCAACTTTTTCTGACCGAGTTCTACCTCTGCAATATAGTCAAGTCGATATGATTCCTGAGCCTTATAAGTAAACTTCTTATACAGTTCAAGATAATCTAGGGTAGTGACTCCAGCAATATCGAAAGTATTAAACTCTCTACCTTTGATAAAGACAGATTCTTGACTTACGATACCCCAAGGAGAAAGAAGTTTCAACTTCTTGAGACCCATTATACGATCGATTCTTCCACAAAGATATGGAATATCATACAGTTTTACGTTCCACCCAGTTACAATCTCTGGTGGGTTTCGATTCCACCATGCAATGAATGAGTTGAGCATGTCAATCTCATTCTCATAGTGATAATAAGTTACATTATTCTGGGATGGAGTATATGGCTTTCTACCCCAGGTTGTAATTCTTTTTGTTGTGTAATCCTGAACAGAGATGGTTAACATCTCTTCAGAACAAGAATCTGGATCAGGGAATCCTTCTTCAGACTTAACCTCAATGTCAATTGTTATGAGATTAATTTTACTGATATCAAACTTGATCTCATCTTCTGGATACTTTTCAGAGATATACTGGAATGCATATCGATCATTACCATAGATCTTGAAATTATCTACACCTTCGTACTTTTTGTAGAACTCTCTACAATCACGAATAGAACCTGGAACAATAGGTTCTAGATTATCTCCTTCTAGAGTTTTATACTTTGACTCTCGGTTGGAGTTAACAAAGAGAGTTGGTTGAAACTCATCTTTGAACATAACACTCTTACCATTTTCATAACCACGGACGAGAACATTATTTCCAACCAATTGAATGTTCGTGTAAAACTTAAGTGACATAAATAATAAAAGGGGAGAAATAGTATGGGTTATATCTATTTGATTGAAAATACTCTTAATCAAAAGAAATATGTAGGGCAGACTAAACAACGCCTTTCACAAAGAGTGTATCAGCACTTTCAACAGGCAAAGAAGGGAGTAGAGACTCCATTATACCACGCTCTGCGAAAGTATTCAAGGGACACTTTCAAAATCGTCACACTTGAAGAGACTGACCTTTTAGACGAAAGAGAGCAGCATTATATCGAGTTATACAACACTTACAAAGAGGGATACAACTGCGATAAAGGAGGACAGGGAATCACTGGTTTCAGTCATACTGAAGAAACTAAAAGGAAAATGTCTGCTGCTAAAAAGGGCAAACCGTCTCACCGAAAAGGTAAAACGAATATCCATTCTGCTGAAAGCAATCGCAAAAGAAGCGAGTCTCTAAAAAGAGCATACGCAGAAGGTAAGCGCAAGGGGCAGGATTACTCCTGGATGAAGGGCGATAAGGGCCCTAACAGTAAGGCTAGAAGGGCCCTTCGAGGGGCTTGACTTTTATCGCGAAGTTTGATATAATAGGCACCCTCATTCCTTCACCAGGCTCTCGTACTTGTCCTTCAGTTTACTATTGGGTTCGGTAATCGTCAAGATTTTGTCTGAGTGAATCATAAATGTATTTTCAGTTGTGATGTTGATTAACCAAGGTTGTAATGTCAGGGTCAAGTCGTCACTTAAAATGAATGGTTCCGTCATTTTACAATCAGGTTCACCAAGTTCACATGTTACTTCTTCAATCTGTGCTAACAGAATCTGTTGGTTCATCAGAACTAGCACTTTCAGATTGTCTAGCTTCATACTGGTCTACTCCGTCTTGGTACATTTTTCTTAATTGATTTACTGGTTCAGTAATCGTAATTACCCAGTCAGAAACCACAGGAATTACTTTATCAGAACTCAATGGAATCCATGGTTGAAGTTGAATTTTAGATGGCACTTGGGTTTTACCTTCTACCTGACTCATGTCAGCAACAAGTTGTGCCTTACAAGGATACTTGAGATAGTAACCAACCACCTTTTCTTCAAGAACCATCTCCTGAACATCTGCGACAATATCCTCGCCAGATTTCAGGAGTAAAAGTTTTACAGTCATTTTTCCTATAATTTGCCTAATTTAATTATACCAATAAAAAAGAGGGGTGTCAACTGCTAGTGGACAGTTACCCCTCTGCGACGACGATATTTACAAGGTAGCCCTCTATTATTTAGAGATACTCTTTACGTTGATGATGTTCTGGAACAACCTTTGTAAGGGTTACTGATAGAAGTCCGTCTTCAAATACGACGTTGGAGACTTCTGTATCTTCAGCGAGGGTCCAGGATCGCTCAAAGTTTCTTCGAGCCAGACCCTTGTGGATAAACTTCCCTGTCTCGTCAGATGCCTCTTTTTCCCCCCTGATAAAAAGTTTTCCATACTCGGTGTAAGCATTTACTTCTTCCCTTTTGAATCCTGCTAGTGCGATTTCTAAACGCGTTTCAGTACTATTTACCTGAACTACATTGTATGGAGGATAGTTTTGAGTAGATGCATTGAAAATTCTAGTGATGTAATCATCCATACCAATAGAATTTCTGGTAATCTGATGCATCAGCTGATCCAAATCGGCAACATTATACTTCGTTAGATTGGTCATTTTAAGCTCCTTATTAAAGCGAGTTTGTGTTGTGTGGACCCTTTCGGCATCCATATTATATAGTATCAGGCATTCCCATTTTTGTCAAGTGTTATGTAGGGTTTACAACACCTAACTTGAATCGTTATTTATACTTATTCTCCCTCTTCGGTTTTACCTCTCTTACCAATATTATATTTTTGTTCCAACACCCAATCCTGTTTGTCTTTATATGACAGAACTTTAATTTGATTTAATGGTGCAATATCAGCAGTTGAATCTTCTTTGACTATCGTAATGAGTCCCCAATCAGCAAGAAGCTTAGTAATACGATTCCTACGCTGAACATCATTAATAGTAAGATTAGCGTATTTACCATCTAGAGCAAACAACTCTTTGAAGTGAACGATAAAATACTTACCCTGTTTGTGAAGAATATGACAAGACTGATATAACTTCTTTTCTTTTCTAGAAGCAACACCAATACGAGTCAGGGTTTCTCGGACTTTAAGAAAGTCATCGGGTTCATTCAATCGGATCTCAATCATTTGGTCCTGAGACCAATCTACCTGAGGTTCAGCAGTCTGATTCATTTTTTTCCACCAGTGTCAAGTCGTTGTTTGATAAATTCAATTTGTTCATTAGATAGTATTTTCAGTACCTGAGATGCTTTCTCATTACTATAACCATAGTATTGTTTAACAAACTCTAAATCCGATACTTTTTCCTTTCTAAGCCAAGGAGAGAATCTCTTCCTCTTTCTCAATATATTTAGATAAAAATTATATTGCATATCTTTATCTAAGAAATGATACTTATTCATCTCATTAGCAAACAAGACACAATCTAAGTGACCTGATAGACACTTGTTAATAATAAAGGGGGGATATTCTTTAACAAGAGTTGAATCTTCTTCAATAAGATTCTCTTTGGTAAAGTTGATTGAGTTCAACCAATCCTTCAATTCAGTAGTCATATATCAGAGAATCAATTTTGAACTTGGGGTTTTGATAGGAGAGAACATCTCCTCATATTTTTCAACTAGTTCGTCATTTACATTAGCAATGTAGACAATCCAATTCTTATCAATCTCCAGTTCCTTCTCAGTTCGTTTCAGAAGAGGAGCATAAGGAGCAAAACCAAGTTGTCCATCACCTTGGTTAAATGCAACAATTGCATTCATAACAACAATACTTAGTTCATTATCTTCAAGAACCTCTGCAACTACATCTTCACCAGAAGACATACGGAATACTTTAACGTTCATAATTTAATCATCCTTTAAAATTTTTACTATTTTACCTTTTGGTGGAGTGCCCCTTGACAAATAGGGAGGTTGGCCCTACCTAAACTGGCATTCTACCATAATCTCTGTGAGACAAGCCAACATATTTATTTCCTGGTCCGCAACAAATCCACTCTGATACTGATACTTAGCAATAATGAGGACAGCAGCAGCAATCCCAGAACCTTCCAAGTGTGTATATACAGCATCGTAAATACTACGAATAAGTACACTAGGATCATTGTCCAGATTATCAACGACCCACTTTCGGACTTTAGAGAAGTCTTTAGTCTTGAGACTCTGGAACAAATCATCTGTTTTGACATTACTAAATGCTGCAAGAATACCGGTATCAATCTTACCACTGACAGAGTATCGTTGAAGTTCATTAAGTACACGTCTCCAATCAGGGAAGTGTTTCTGAATTAGTTCGACGAGTACTTTTGGATCATATTCCACACTCTCCTTCTCAAGTATAGTCCTGAGACGGTTGAAAAACTTGGCTGCAAGTTCTTGTCGTTCTTTTCCCTTAATGGCAAAGTCGATGACTGCACATCGGGAGTGGAGGGGGGCGATGATTTTGTTTTTGTAGT